GATGAAGAGGGTAATCCGCCGGGGTCGTCAGGGGTCGAAGAGAAGACTAATCATGCATCCTAAATCTCGTCCATTGCTGGTATCGTTGTACTCACATCAGCAAAATCTGGGGGATCCACAAGCAACTCTCCAGAAGTATAATAATTACCATCCACGCCAGGTCTAGCAGAACTAGACGCCACTTGATGCAATTTCTTAGCATTTACCGCCAAAGCATGTTCATAGGACACGATCTCTTTCTCTAACTCGTTATTTCTCGACTCCAACATCTCATTAACCATTCTCATCTGATCAATCATAGACTTCAACTCCATACGTTCATGCTCATAAATCGATAATGAATGTTCCAAATTCATCACAGATGATTGCAAACCATCAGTAGTCGGTTGAGCTCTACTCTCCCCTATACTCTCATATTTCGCCACCACACGTTTATACTCAGCATAACGTCTCTCCAAAGTTGCATTAAAGACTTCCAGATCAGGTAGAACGCGGCGCAATTTCTCCTGCTCCTCTGTTGTTACATTAACGCATTTATGAGCTTCAATGTAAGACTGCAATAAAACATTTTTAACAGAACTTCTAGGCTTCGGCGTAGGTTTTTCGACCGTCATTAACTCAGAAATACGTTGTTTCAAATTTGTAATCCGCTCATCATGATTATAATTTACGTCCAGGACAGCCATACCATGCTCATCAGCTTCGCGCACCAGAAAGGCTTGTGAATAAAAATCTCCGCATCTCATCCAATTACCCTTGTAATACCGACGAAAGCAATCATCAGCAAACATATTACCGCGTGATGGAATCATACGCCTCACCATACGTTGCTTACTTTTAAGATTAAACTTATCGTCTAACAATGTAGCAGCCAGTATCACCCCATTCTGCGTCATTCGAGTGTAAAAAGGATCAAATCCAATACATACCCGCACATGTAAACCATTAAACACGGAATCAGTTAATCCAGATTGCATCGCCCATTCCACTGCCCTTGGAGTGAAAAACAACACCATAGCTTTGGCACTCAATCTATCATACTCAGATTGCTCTTTCGCAGCTCTCGCCACCGCATGCCCACTTAGGATCGAAGTAACATCATGCAAACGATATTTAGCCACTTTGATATCACCTGCAAGTAACGTCAATGTCTCATTATGTACCAGAGTATTGAATGTCGTCTGACAATCAAAGACATCTTGAGGATGATAAATCAGCTCTCCAATATGGTTGGTCTCTCTCCATTCCCCCGCAATAGAAGTTGGAACAATAGCCAAATATCGAGCCAAGAAATCAATGGAAGGTGGATGACCCTCAGGCAACGTGTGCACGACATGACCTAGAAAAGCACCACGTGACTCATTATAGTCTTCTTGATTATAACGGCCAGCACTCGGTCCCTCAAAATTAGATGAAACTAGCACTTTCACATCACCAGAACTAGCATCAAGAATAACTGAACGTTCGACATCAGGACAGGACTCTCGCCCCTCAACTGAATTCAACGATCGCTCAATGGCGACAGATATTGACTCCTCCTCAGTCAAAGTTTCCTCAATAGGCACATCTGATGCTGAACTATGAACCACATAATCGAGCATTTCTTGATTTAAAGCATCCGAAATGGCAAGCATTGACTCATCACTCATCTTAATACCATAGGCACTGTTAACGTACCTACGTATTCGATTAATTATCTCAGATAATGTCATTCCCTTTCTGATCAAGCACACATCTTTCTGTCCTTTCCTCCATTCACGATTAGGATCCGAAAGCCACGACGCTAAAGAGTTGATCACGGTTTGATGATTTTTAAGATAACCATATGAAATCGGCAAGACATCATCAATCAACACCTCTCCACCATCACTCAAATTATAAGCCAACGTCAAACGTTCTTCTGGATGCATGATTAGAGATTGATCAGTATCAAATGCCGAAACGAAAGGTTCAGCTACCGATCGCGCAACGCGAGCCTCGGTTTTGACAGACCCAGAGGTTTGACCACGTCTTGGAAGTTTAAGCACACGCTTCTCCTTCGACATGTCGATCCGCTGGATTTTTTGAC